TCCATTCGTCAAAATACTCCAGATTTACACTTGATAAACAACATACTGCTGTTCTTTCTTCATCCGTTGCAAGAGTAATTTCTGAGCAAAGATTACTGTGATTGACTCGTAATCCTTTTCTTTTTTGAAAGTCTGGTAAGGCTTCCTGTACTGCATCTTCAAACATGAGATAAGGCTCTCCTGTTTCCATGCGATTTTGTAGTAATTTTACCCACAGTGTTCGTGCAGATACTACTTTTTTAACCTGATGACTATGAGGATCAATAAGTTCCCAGCTGTCATCAAAGTCAAGTTCTTTTGTTGCTCTATAGATTATTTCCATAAATGCATCTGGAATAACTACTCCATGATGTAAGTTTGTACACTTACGATTAATATCGCCACCAGTTGGTTTGCGAATATCTAAAAATTCTTCTATCTCTGGGTGACTCATATGTAGATATGAAGCATAGCTTCCTCTACGAGTTACTCCCTGTGAAAAAGCTAACATTTCTGCGTCTACTACTTTCATAAAGGGTATAACTCCAGTACTCTCAGAGCCTTTTGAAGTCTTTGTTCCTTGTGCTCGAATAGAACTCCAAGAACCACCTATACCACCACCAAAAGATGATAGGTATGCATTTTCTGTGTAGTGTTCCGTTATACCTTCTCGGCTATCATCTACATAGTTTAGGAAACAACTAATAGGTAACCCTCTTCGTGTGCCTCCGTTTGATAATAATGGTGTAGCAAACATAAACCACTGCTTACTAACATAGTCATACAATCTTTGTGCATGAGCTTCGTCGTCAGCAAAAGCTTCTGCAGCTCGTGCAAATGCTTCTTGTGGTGATTTTTCATCACCTACCATATATCTTTCTTCCAAAGTTCTCAAACTGAACTCGTCTAGCAAAGAATCCTTGCTATAATCAATCTCTATTTTCATTCAAATATCCTGTTATCTGTGAGGATAAATCCTCTAAATTTATGTCTGCTTCGATCAATGCCTGCTCTGAATAACTCTCTAAATCCATGAGTTCAGCGTTAAGCAATAATCTTTCCACATTTTCATTTAGAGACTGTATAAACTTGTACTTGCTATCTATTGGACAGCTGTTGTATATATCATATAAGTCTCCGTACTGATCGATAAGTCCTACTGCACGTTTCGGTCCTATACCAGCAATTCCTGGTATGTTATCTCCTGTATCTCCAGCTAGACATTTGAGTGTCAGATATTTATCTGGCTCAACATCATAGTGGTCGTCCCAATTATCAATCGTTATTTCTTTTCTAGTTACTGTGGAGAATCTAGAAACTCCTTCTCGTATAAGTAAATCCCAGTCTCTATCTGATGATATCAACCATATATTATCTATACCAAATTCTTCTTTCTTGCCACAAATCCATGCGGCTAAATCATCAGCCTCTAGTCCTTGTTGCTTTATTGTTAAATGTCCTTTCTTTCCTAATTGAGAGAAGGCATTTGAAAACTCACCCATAAACTGGGCGAACTCTGCTTTTTCTTGTTCAGTTTGCTCTGCATACTTATCCTTCCGATTCATTTTGTAATCGGGGTAGATATTTTTTCTATAGGTACTTCCACCATCTGCTAGTACGACTATGTTTCCACAGTCATATGATTTTGCTAGACTCTCAACGGTTCTTACATAGTCGTGTTTAAATTCGAGCTGTTTAGAGTGCTTCCACCTAAAGGCTACATTTAGACCATCAACTATTAGTAAGTTCCCATTCTGGATCTGGTTCCCAAGGCTTGAGAAGTTTATCGCCATTTGTAAATTCCATTTGTTCATTTTCTAGCCACTTTTCTGCGTTCATTACATATGCACCGAGCCAGTTTATGTGCATATATCTCTTTTCTACTGTAGGTTTTCTTGAGGTTACTACAAACCAATTTGAATAATTCTGTTTCATAATGATCAACGGCTCTTGTTCCATTAACTGAGCCTGATCTATTGCTTTATTCCACCAAGTCACAAGATTATTACTCTTTTGAGTAAAGATCTTGTGGGTGAAACCCATATCCTTATAGTGTTTAACTTCTATAAGGAATAGATTATGTTTATTCTCGACATACAGATCGCCCTTAATTTTACCACTACCGCTTCCAGGCGTTTGTATAAAGTTAAGTCCTGTATATCTATGTAGCAGTGCTGCTACTTCTCTTTCTGCTTTTGTTCCTTTTTGTCTTGCGTTTACCATATTTTTTACAATGTGTGCAGGTAGTACCTACGGGTATAAAGAATGTACGCTCAAGTACAGGACACTCGTGCTTTACGAATGTGTCCACTACTCAAGCCTACTTATATTGTCCTCTTTTATGACTTCTATCTTTGCTAGAAGTGGGTGAGTCCAGCCGTGAGATACTAAATATGTATTTAGTTCTTCTCCGAGTAATATTTCTACTAATTTTTCTTTGCCTTCATCATCAAGTACACTTATTATTTCATCAAGAAATAATGTGTTAATGCGAGAACTAGAAATACTACTCATTAATTTTCGTATTGCTAGTAGTGTAGCAGTATTGACTCGAGCAAGTTCTCCACTTGATAAAGCTAATATGTCTACTACTTTTGAATTGTCTGTAATTTCTACATTCAATTTGTCGTTCGTAACTACAAACTCCAAGCTGAAACGACCAGATGAAAGTTCTGCAAGATACTCATTTGTCAAGTCCTCTAGGTCTTTGACAAGGTTTTCTATTTTGTATGCAAGTAATCCGTTTGTACTGAAAGCTTTTTTCAGTATCTCAAGATGAGTTGCTTGTTCTTCGATTTTACCCAATGCCGCGACAACTTCTTCCAGTTGCGTTTCCATACCCTCCGATTGTTCTTGTATGATTGAGATACGAGTATTGTGGCGTTCTGCCACTAAGTTACTTGCACTTACATTCTCTATCTCGTTTCTTATATTCGCAATCTTGGAAGAAAGTTCGTCGATTTGGGAAGAAAGTTTGTCGCCGTCTAAAATTTGAGAGTCAAGACCATTGTCCCAATCTCGAATAAGACTCTCATATTCTCGTTGATGATTGTCCCGAATTACTACTTGTTTATTATTGTCTCGGGCTTTCTCCATTTGCTCATTCAAAACAACTATGTTATTGTGCGCGTTGGTTCTTGCATTGAGATAATCTATATTTAATTGTTCCAATTTTTCTCCATCTATCTCCTGCTCACAGGTAGGGCATTGCCCATCAAGTTCCGAGAGTTTATCCATGTGCGCTTGAGCTTCAGACAATTTGGAACTATATGTTCCATGTTTCTGCAGCATAGCGTCAAGGTCAATGTAATCTCCCTTGAATAATCTATGCTCACTGTTTTCGTATTCACCAAGTTGTTCTTTTATAAAATTATTATCTATAATTTTTTTATTTCTCTCAGAGATTTTTTCAAAATCGTTTCGTAATATCTGTAAATAGTTCTCGTCTTTTTCTGAGAATTTTGGCAGATTTAACACTGGAAGTATATTGGTACTCTCCAATTTATTTTCATCTAACCATTTTACTATTGTGTCAGACTTACCGTTGAGGTTATTCACTTCAAACGAAATGTCTCTAGCTGCTTCCTTGAATATATCAAAGAATTCTACATATTCTTCTAGCTTTAACAAATCAATTAGAAACTTTTTTCTGTTTGTATCTGTCGCAGTTAGGAACTGTAATGATGTATTCGTGTTCTGATACACGAGTTGTGTAAATGTTTTAAAATCTAATCCAAGTAAATCTTGGACTGTTTTATATGTATTTGTAGCTGTGTGGCTAGAAATATCATCTCCATTTTTGTAAAGTTTACACTTGATACTTGCTTTACGAGACACATCAATCTCGTAGTCATTATCATCTACTTGAAAAGTAAGATTTATACTGTATCCGTCATTTACAAAACGGTTTTGGATTTCTTGTTTCTTTATTCCTTTGCTGTTTTTATTAAAGAGTACTTCTTCAATAATAAGTGGAATTGAAGACTTGCCCATTCCATTTGTCCCAACAAGCTGGGTAAGATTACTGTCGTTAAGATCAAGAATATTGTCTCTGCCATAACTGAAACAGTTATCCCAGCGTAGCGTTTTTAGAATAATCATTAAACACTCCCATTATTGATTTAATTTTATCATCATTTAAATTAAGTATAGCACTCATGTACTCTACCAGTTCTTCCTCTATAGTCAAATCTTTCAAATTCAATGTAGCTTCACTACTTCGTTTTACTACTTTCTTATCGAGTAGTTCCGAATTTTTGATTGTTGCAAGGTCAGCTACATCTCCTTCGATTTCATATATGGTATGGTGAAAGTCAGTGGCAATCATTTCATCTTCTGTTGTTACGGTTTTCCTTAACAACTGTGGAAGATCAAATTCATGCCATGTCCAGTCTGAACCATCAATTATTAGATAGCCTGTTTTAACTACATCTCTATGAAAAGAAGTAGTCATTGGTGAACCAGGATAGACAATGTTTCTCTGAGTGTTTGTATGACTGTGTAAGTCGCCAGCAAATACTACAGGGAAATCTTTAAATCTATCTAAGTCAACCTCAGGTGTTACATGAGGGGGTATTTCACCTCTCACATGAGTATATAAAGGTTTACTACTATCACAGGCTTCTATTGCTCCCTTCTTATGCAAATCTGCATATGGAAGAATAGTCCCCCAATCAAACTCTGTAGTTTCATCTATGATAGTAACTAAGGGGTTTACATCAGTCGTGGCACGCTTAAGATTAGAAAAGAAAGTTTTGTTTTTCTTTGTTGCTTCATGGTTACCATCATAAATGATAGTAGGAATTGTTATCTCTTTAATAAAATCAAAGTAGAGTGTCAACTCATCCATTGAAGGAACTCTGTCAAACAAGTCCCCACCTATAACATGTAGGTCTACTGTTTCCTCTAAGGTATGAACTACCTCAAAGAATAAATCATATCGACTACACGCCCAAGGCATGGGTACATTTTTCTGTCCTAGCTTAATATGCCAGTCTGCTGTAAATAAAATCATCCTACGAATTCGTCCCCAGGTGTCCAAGAGCACCCTGTAAGACCACCAGCTTTTAGAGCTTGTAGTGTTCGTAAAACTTCATTTGCATTTCTTCCTGTATCTAATGCATTTACTGATACATGCTGAACTATACCTTCGGGATCAATAATATATGTTGCCCTAAAGTGTACTCCATTCTCCTCGTCAACTATTCCTAGTCTGTGTCCAAGTTTAAGACCTGAATCTGCACAAAGAACATGTGTAATGTGTTTAATATCATCATTTTGTTCTTTCCATGCAAGTTTACAGAACTCATTATCTCCACTCACGCCTATGACGTCAGCATCACTAACTAAGTAGTCCATGTCTTTGATCTCTGTTGGGCAAATGAAAGTAAAGTCTTTTGGATAAAAGTACATTATTGTCCATTCGTTTAACAATAAGTCGACATCAACGATAGTATTTGTATCGTTTACGCCTTGCATATTGAAACTTGGGAATCTATCTCCTACTGATACCATAATGATCTCCTAAGAAATACTGAACTCAGAGTCAACATCACTAGGTGTTTCAGCACCCTCAGATGGTTGTGTTACTCTTTGTAATAGTTCTAGCTGAGCATCAGCTGTAGGTCTAGGAAGGACATCATCCATAGAACGAAGATCAGCAGTAGCTGCTAGTTCTGTTTCGTTCAAAGGTCTTGGTTTGCATTTTAATGCTTGTAATCTGTACTCTACATTAAAAGCCATTGGTCCAGTTTTAACTCTTTGGAAGCATACGTCCCAACCTGTTTCGGGATCGGTAGGATCACCGAGATCTTCAGCTGCAACCATGATTTGTTCCATGAGTTTCTTTTTGAGATTAACAACTTTTACATTGCCATCTGCAGGATCTATGCCTTGAATTGCATATGCCCAACCACATTTAAGGTCAGGAAAGAATTCTCTTACATAGTCTTTGTCTTTGTTGTTGAAAGTTTCTGTCTCACGATCGTAAGCTAGACATTCCATAGGAATATTCTTGCCATTTTCTCCTTTGATCCAGTAAACATATCTTGGTAAGATGTCTCCAACTAAGCGAATTACATTATCGCCCTCTTTATAAGTGTATTGGTCTATCTTGTCTTTTTTTGCACTACCCTGTGCTTGGTTAAATTTTAATGCCATTATGTTCTCCATTTAGCGTTATCCTCAAATAGAAAGTGTACTAGACCGTTTTCTACTCGAAGCATTCTGTTGCGATTTACTATCGTTGTTTCGACAGGTAAGTGTATCAACTCTAGTGTTGTCTCACCTGTTCGGTTGTAATTAAAATAATTTCGGTACGAGGCAACTGCAATATATTCTGCAGCTTCCTTGTTGCTATAATTTTTTCTCTCTGCTAATAACTGTCGGGGGTTTAGTAAAAAACTATCGCCCACAAAACTTTTACCAAAATATTTGTAAGTCTTGTCTTTCTTACTAGCAGGGATTCTCTTATAAGTTAAAAGATGAACGATTGTAAGAATCGAAGTTGAATCTCCATTCGTCTCTCTAAATATCTTTTCCCAATTATATTTTATCATATATTATAACAAATTTTAAAACTCATGTCAAGTAGTATTTTTCGGAGGTTCTCACAAGGTAGATATCTCGTATCCTTCTTTGAGGTAGTACCCCATGCGCATACTAGCTTGTCTACTTGCTGTCTTTCCGATTAAGTTTATGTCCACTACTATAGGTTGTTTCTTGTCCTCGTAGTCCCTAATTATTCTTCCAATGAGCTGTGTAAGTAACGGCTCATTATTTACTGGTGTAGCAAGAATTAAACAACTAAGAATATTTAAAGAAATACCCTCAGAGAAAATAGACTGTGTCCCATACAGAACATCTTTATCGTCAAAAATCTGTTTAATTATATCTGCTCTATCTTCGTGATGGATTGCTCCCGTCACACAAACTGCGTTATCACCAGTGAGTTTGGCACAGTTCTTTAGGAAATCTACTCTATCAGATACCACTAACACTTTATGACCTTTTGCTGCGTATGAAGCAGCAGTCATAGCCACAGAGTGTTGGTACTCTGGGTTGTAGGCTAATTCATTTACTCTATTAGCCCAAGGTATATTATTTCCGTCCATGAAGCGTATATCCAATCGTAGGATATTAACTTTAGGAACCATAAAGTTTTCCTTTGGTGGTTTAAGAACATTATCTCCAAAGTAATCACGAAAGACGACATGTCTCCCATCTTTTCTTTGTAATGTTCCTGTCAACCCTATCTTATGTCTAGCACAATTCTTATCTATAATTCTAGAAAAAGTTGGAGCGCTACAGTGATGCATTTCATCTAAGATAATAGTTCCGAACTCTTGTCTTATTTGTGGAATCTTTCTGTATAAACTCTGAATATTGCCAATGACGATAGGGTGGTTAAGTTCAAATTTACCACTACCTATAATCCCAGCTTTAAAACCAAATACTTTTTCTACTTCATCTTCCCACTGTTTGCGCAATGCCAAAGTATGAGTAACTACCAGTGTTTTCTGTCCGAGTTTGCCAGCTATTGCAAGACCTGTAAATGTCTTGCCCCAGCTTACCCATGCGTTTATTATACCACCGTCTCCAATCTGGTCATAAACTTCTTGTTGACTTGGTCGTAATGTTAAATTAAATTTTGGGAACTCTACTGGTTTGTGTATTCTCTTGTCTGTAATTTCGTGGTCGGTTGGAATTAAGTCTAGTCTGCCTACTGGTATTGCAACGAGTCCTTGTCGTATCATTGCCATATTTTTTATAATTAAAGGCGGATCTCCATACTTAAAAGAGGGAATTGAATAAGTCAGTTCCTTATCAATATTTTGTTGCTGATGCGGAAGTACTTCTAGGTATATCCTATCACTTATTACTGCTTTCATTACCAGTTATGTACTACATTAGCTACAATAAAGAAAGCACATATTATATTAACTAATAGTATTCCTGTTCTTATCATACCAACAATATCATCATTGGTGGGATCATAGCCATCCTGCTCACTATATGA